TTATCCTTGCTTCTTATATTAAGAATTGTTTTTGGAAATAGATTATCGCCGCCAGAATCAAAATTATTTATTCCAAACACACCGCCGTTTGGATCATCTTTCATTAGTGTTATATTATTAACACCATCTGATGTATTATTAAAAGATCTAATTATAAATCTATCAGATAGACCACCAACATAAGCAATATCTGAGTCGTCATAATATTTTAATTCAAATCCTCTAAGTTTATCTTTATTATTATTAAGAGAATCTTTATTTCTGACCTTTAATCCATTAATAAACTTTTGACTAATATCTACGCCAGATTCTAAAGCCCCAAGTGTAAAATTATAATCGCCACATATTCCAGTAGATTTAATAAAATTTATTTGACCAAGACCAGATATGTCACCGCTTGCTGGATTAGCAAGTGGTGGAATTATGTTTTCTCTAGATAAATAAAGATTTTCTCTATTTATAAATAAGCCATATCCACTTGGATCTGTTACTAAAGAAAGTTTTCCACTACTTACAACTCTTTGTGTTTTTAGGTGACAACCATCTGCTATATTAAAACTTATATTACTATTCCAAGATGATCTTGAAAAATCATTGCTTGTTTCTAATGATGTAATTGTATTATATGTTTTTGGTTTGAATAATAGTTCGTAGTTATTAAAATAATTTATTCCGCTTGTTTGGACTATAAGTCCAGCCCCGTTCATAGAATCATCGTTGGCATATGATTGAATATTGTCATAATTTAATATTTGTACTACACCAGCATATGTATTAGAAGCATTATTTGCGTTTAAAATTCTTGTTCCGTCTTTGTTTATTTTATTTATATATGGGGAATTTATATCAATATTTAATGATGATATAAAGTCCCAATTTAACTTGGAAGTATTCCACTTATATAATTTACCAATATCGCCACCAACAGAAAGTAATGTTCCATCTTTATTTAAAGAAACAGAATATCCGAAATATTCTGATGTATTTTGAGTTCCATATAAAGTAGAACCAATTTGATTCCATGAGCTACCATTATATTCAAAAACAAGAACTCTTCCCTGAGAATTACCATAATAACTATCACCAATGGCTAATTTATTTCCATTTTCATTGAAACTTATAGAAAAATATGGAAATTGATTATTATATAATCCACTTATAGTAGCAGTATTAGTCCAAGTGCTTATACTAGAATTGTAATCATAAATTTCTACAATACCAGAATTAGTTAAAGAATTACGTAAATATGATGCAGCTATTCTATTACCATCATTATTTATTGCAATTTCATTTAGGCCAGCAGCACCAGTATTATTTGGTATTATAGTATTTCCTAGCTGTGACCAAGTAGACGATTCATATTTATATATTTTACATACGCCACTAGAATAATAATTATTAGCTAATATATTTCCATTTCCGTTTAATTTAACACCATATATAAAATCATTATCTCCAGCCTGTATTGATGTTAAAATATCATTTCCGTATTGATTCCAAGAAGTTCCATCCCATTGATAAACTTTGGTTTTTTCTTGCCAAGGATTGGTAATAGCAAGTATATCTCCATTGTTATTTAACGCTATAAGTGATCCACTATTTCCAAATGAATCATTAAATGTGTTACCTAATTTTTGCCAAGAATTATTTTGTAATTTATATACATTTGTACTACCAGTAAAGTTTGGGCCAGTTCCACTAGTAAATGCTATAACAGTTCCATCTTTATTTATATCTATACTTGAACCAACCCGTTGATTAATAAAAATTCCACTAAAACTACCTAATGATGTTATTACGCCAGTTTGAGATCCAAAATAAATATTTTTTCCAAAATAATATTCATCAAATATATATTTAGAACCTTCTCCACTTACTATAATATCAGAAAAATATCCAGCACCACTAACATAGATATTATTAAAATATCCACTATTCCAAACTTTATCAATTGATCCTAGATTATATGTTTTGTCTACAGATGGTAATAATGAATTATTAGTAACAAAAGATCCATTGCTATAAGAATAGGTTAAAGATTTTCCACTTGGCATTTGTATGCCATTTGATAGAAAAATATTTCTAAATCTATAATTATTTGATCCAACATCATCTATAGAGGATAAATGTGGACCAATACCACCACTAACTTGTAGTGTAGATCCAGTATGTAGTGTTGGTACTGCAACGCCTAGTTTAAGATTATTACTACTAAGGTCACCATATAACAGTGGTATTAATCCAGAACCAAGTGGATTAGCACAAATATAATCTGATTCAACTGGATGTGATGCTACAAATAATTTATAACTTGTATCTCTAGAAACATAATAACCAGCACTATGACCAATAGCTATATTAAAATTACCAACCTTATTATTGATTAATGTATTATTTCCAAGGCCAACATTACCATTACCAGTTGTGTTTCCACCAAGGGCATTAACACCAAGTGCAGTATTTGATTCACCATAAATATTACAATTTAAAGACTGAGATCCTATTGCAGTATTTTTTACGCCTTGATAATTTGATCTTAATGCGGCATAACCAAATGCAGAATTATCAATACTAAAATAACCATCTAAATTTAACTTTTCTAATGTACTTTCTCCAGCCTTAACTGATCTAGTGGCTGGAGTAGAAAAATTTAAAGCATTAAGATTATTGTCATCTGTCAATAGATGAACAGAATCAATAAGATCAATTAAATTATGACGAACATCATATGGTGATATTAACCCATCACCATTATCAACTATTTCATTGTTTATGTTTGCAATTAGCTGACTTTTTGGGATTATCATCTATTTGCTTTCTTATTTAAGGCTGATTTCTAACGAATTACTATCAAATTTAATGTTATCTCCTGTGTAAACTATTCTAGGATTTTCTAATTGTGCGTACATTAACAAGTTACCAGAACCATAAGTTGCACTATCTAATATGGCTACACCAGAAACCCAACCCCAATCGCGTAATGCTGTATTGAATAAAAATTGTGTTGTATTTTTTATAAATCCATTTCCTTCATATAAAGTATAACCCGGATTTATTTGTGATCCACTTACATCTATAGATACTGGAGCGTAAAAAGTAACGCCGGGATATGTTTTTGAAAATGTATAAGTTTGTGTAGCACCATTTTGGTCAGCAGCTTGAGCAGAAGTTTGAGATAGATATAATGGATAAAAATAACCACTATGACTTACTTCTGTGCTAAATACTGAATATGCGGTTGTATCATCTACGCCAACAGATGCCCAAATACTAGTACCAGTAGCCGCTGGACTTCCAAGATTTAATCTTTGATAATTTGTTGTGACAAAGTTTTGACCTAAAGCAATGCCAGATGGTAGTTCTGGAATTGTAGCACCAGTGTCATTATCTTTTGGAACGCCACTAGTTAAAGCAATTGCAATTGTTGTTGGTTTAGAAAATGTGGTATTTCTAAAAATATGATTTAGAATACCAGACTCAAGATAGTCAGATAATGCGGCCATATTTTTCTCCTAAAGTAGAATCCTAGCTAGTATCTACACTATTATACACAAAAAAAGCCACCCCCGGTTATTGAGGGTGGCTTTAATTGTTACTAGGAAAAATCTATATCAGAATGAACCTAGAATTACACGACGATTGTCTAGAACGCCAAAGCCAAGCTCGGCCCAACCGTAATAACCAGCGCGTTGCTGACGATGTAGGGTTGGATCTTCATATACTTGAAGCTGCTGCTTAACTGGCATTACGAAACTATCGTTGGTTGACTGATCAAGACCAACAACGATTTCAAGGTCACTGGCTTGAACAGCACCAGAAAGTTCTACTGTGAAGAATGTCTGATACTCTTGGCCTTCACCAAGTTCATCTAGATCATGAAGATTAACACCGAAGATGCGAGTAATTGGAGCGCCGCCTTCTGTAGCGGTGTAGATCTCACGACGAGTTACCTCGTCAACTTGATCAAGACCCCAGTTGCGAACATCTTCTAGGGCTTCTGGTGAAACGTAGAGGTCTGTTAGACGACCACGACCAACTGAAGCACTATTACCACCCGAATTACGACGCATAACTGTCTGCATAAGAGAAACTAATCTCTTTGAGAAAAGACCTGCTGTTGCATCACCGTCGAAAACTAGGATGTTGCGGTCAACACCGGCAGCAAGTAGTGTGTGCCAACCGTCATCGTTCATCTTCTTAACGAAACCGGCTTCCATGACTTGCATGGCACGACCAACGATGTCCCAACGTGCTTCACGGGCATATCGTAGAAGATAATCTACAGATGATGCAACGCTATATGTTGGGATCATCACATAGTCACCCTCAACTGTACGCTCTGGAATTCTACCATGACCGGGATTGGTGTAAGCGACATGCTCACCCTCAAGGCCGGGGCTGATAAGATCAAGAGGATACTCGGTTGTTGCGCCGGGTTCTACGTTGATGGTTTCGAAAATAGTACCAAGGATGTTACCAACAAGGACACCCTTACGAAGTGGAAGCTCAAGAGCTTTTGCAAACTCTCTTTGTGCAGCCGAAGCTACATTGATATCGCTGTCACCTGACTTGCGTAGGAGAGCGATAAATTCATCACTGGGTCTAGTATTTAATGGCATGTTAAATTCTCCTTTTAGTTTAGTCAGGGAAGGTTTACTTCTACTTTGGCATAACCGTCTTCATCTTTCGATGAAAGGAAACGGCCAACCTCTAATACGCCCGAACTGCCGGGTGAATCCTTACGGAAATTACCAGCAGTTACGTGGCAAGCATAAGCAGGATCACCAGCGGCTGGATCACCAGTAATGTTGTTTGTTACAACATAACCCTTACGGAGAACCGTAACCTTGCCACCCTTCTGTACTTCATTCTTATGTTGATTAAGATGAGTACGAGTAAGATCCTTATTAACAACGTCGTTTAGTAGAACACCTACTGGACGACTACTTGCGGTAACTTGTGCATACTTCACAAGATTAACGCCTTGATCCATTGCTGCTCCAGAACCGGCAGTTGTGTCATGAACAAGAACACCACCGCGAGTTGCTGTACCAGCATTGTAAAAGAAACTGATATCAGTCTGTAATTCATATCTATCTGATTTTAGGGCCATAATTTATTTCTCCTTGTTAATTCACTTACGAAGTACGTTTTCAGAAATCCACTGTGCTACACTAGCTCTTGTGGATTCTAACTCATCGTGATCGTCTGAAGCATCGACTAAGGCAGCTTCTGAAGTTTGTAAACCCTCAAGTAGTTCTGGTGTAACTTCTGTTTCAGAAGCTTCAGCAACTTCTACTTGAGCATTTTTCTTCATCATCATTTCTTTGTCTTTCATTTCTTCTTTCTTTTCCATATCCTTTGCCATCTTCTTCTTATACATGGCAACGATGGATTCGAAAGCTTCGTCTGCTAATGAATCATAAAGATTTAATGACTCTTCGGCTTCTGCTTCATCAAAGCCAGCCTTGACTAACATATCTTTACGACCACGATTGCGTTCCATTTTCTTCATATCTGTCATCGCGGCTTGAAGACTAGTAAACTGTTCTTCTTTAGCCTCGACTGTGGCATGAAGATCTGAAATAGTTTGATTAAGTGAAGCTACTTGCTCTTCTAAGTCCTTGATTTGACTCATCTGAGAAGCAACTTTAGCTTCAAAACCAGCTATAGTTTCAGCATATTCTTTATCCTTTGCGACTTCTATCTGCGCACGAATAACCTTGTTTTCTTCCTTTGCAGAAGCAAGCTCGCTACGAACTTCGGCTAGCTGCTTCTCTAAAACAGTAGAATCAGACATGTTTTTTTCTCCTAAAGTAACATTACTAAGTAAACTTGTCTCACGAACAGAGAAAGCTTTGCTAGCATCAAGAATAATACTTCTTGGATTAGCTGGTTTGGCAACTAGCCCCTTACCAGAAAAAGAAATATCTCTTAATGATCTACCAATCTTATAGCCTTCATACTCTCCTGTACCACCATAAGCTCTTAAGTGCTTAGTTAAGAATGATGAGTCATCATTTCTGGCAACAATTTTAGAGTTACCATTACGATCAACAACAGCATAATCGAAACCAGCAAATAAACATTCCATTGAAACAAACCATTTACCTTCTTCTATCTCTTGTATTATTTTATTCATTCGCTGACGATTTTCAGCGTTTGTCCAACTATTATATAAAACGGCTTCTGTTATTATGTCAAATTGATCTGGAGCTTCAATATTTTCTGCTATAACAAGGCCGCTTTTATCAACAACATAACTACCAGTAATATGTCCTATTATGTCGTTTTCATTATGCATGAAGTTGAATTGTTTATCTTCTGGAGTATTTCTTGCCGCCCACGTTTGTTTTGGGGCAAAGACATCATCATTTTTATTCCATCCAGTAGATACTAGTATAGACTTAATATAGTATAAATCTATTTGTTTTGGATTAGCACTTGATGCTTTAATTTTTTCAACATGAACAATAGATTCATTCAATGTTGGTTCAGATATTAGTGCTGGTGAACAATATGCAATAGAGGCATTTGACCGAACAGCTTCAGCCACACCGTCTATAATTTCATGATTAAATATTTTCATATTTTATGTACTTTGTGTACTACCTCTCAAAATTTGTATACACAATTTTTTACTTTTTAAGTATTTTAGGAGGTTTTGTACTCAATAAATAATCCAATAATATATTTTCTATAATTATCTATTGTGGTATCTTCTATGTTAATATTTTTATCATCAATCATTTGTGCAAACGATTTTGGCGTTTTTTTACCATTTTTTAATATATCAAAAATTAAATTATTAGAAATATCTTGTAATACATCTATATTAGTAAATACATCTAACTTGAGAGTCTCTAGTTCCATAACTTCGGACTTAGTTAGTTGTCTAACATTTTTCTTTTTATGAGTATTTAAATATGCGCTAGTGAGTGTTTCCGATATTTGTGACCAAGCCTTATCAGCCCAAACAAATAATTCTGCAACGCCGGGTGTAGATTTTGGCTTTACTGACCTTGACTGTCTTGGTTCAGAATCTTGAGAAAATTTTGGTCTACCATTTGGATTTGGTGGACTTGGTTGATTAGGTTGACCAGATGGTGCTGAAGTTGGCGCAGTTAATTGATCAACACTGCTTTCAAGACCAACATCTTCTGGAGTGACCTTTCCAGTTTGTAAAGCAATACGCTCAAGATTTTGCTTATGTTTTGGATCATGAAATGGACCAGCCTTTGGTATTTCTTCTCTATTTTTATTTTCACGTTTAATGCGAATATTTTCAATTTGTGGAATTTCTTTAAATCTTTCAAGAAGTGTTTCGTGGCTAATAATATCCCTATCTGCCAATTGAATGAGAAGATTTTTCTCTGCCGCCTCATCTGATAATGTCATTTGGTCAAATTGTATGTGGGCTTTATATCTAAAACCCATA